AAGCAGGGCAAGTCTGTCCCGGCTAAGCCCGGCGTCTCGGCGTCCAACTAATGGCTAAAGGCATTTCAATGCCTCGCACCAAAATAAAAGGTGCGGTTAAAAGTTTGGAGCGGCGTGAACGCGCCGTCTCCATTCCTCGTGTTACTGGCCCTATGCGACCAAAACCCCCTAAGAGCACTAGAGAGTACAAGAAGGATGCCCTTCGCGACGCTAGTGAGTTTAGCGGCGCTGGGTTCGGAGACACCGGTCTTACAGGCGAGAGCTAGGAGAATAACATGAAGTCGAAACTAATCGGCGACAAGGTTGTTCGTAACGTCGGTAAGGGTTCCAAGGATGAAGTTCTTCCTAGCCGCATGGCTATGGAGACCATCACCAAGGGTGACCCAATGCAGCGTTCTATGAACAATTACGCCAAGAAAACCCCATCGGGTCTCAGTGCAATGGGTCCGTCATTCATGATGATGGGTCGCATTATGGGGCGTGGTTATTGAGCGACCGTGACCTCATTCTGAAAGCAGCAGCAGTTGCTAGTGTAGCCCCCAAGGAGTGGTCGGACTTCTTGGCGGCTTTTTCTTTGTACACCGACAATCGTCGTGACCAGTGCGTCTCGTCCCCCGCTGATGCCATTTTTGCAAACCAAGGCCGTGCACAACAGTGCGTATCGCTCCTTCGTTTGTTCCAAGAATGCCGCCAGACGGCTGACCAGATACAGGAGAAGCGTAAATGACAGCATTTGTACCCGGTCAGATTGACCCAAACGTGAAAATCCCTGACGCTATCAAAGCAACCGCCGCTCGTGCGGATGCAGCATTCAAGGCAGCATATAATCCTGAGGATGCCGATGGGGTTCAGAAGACGGACGAAGAAGCGCCCGCCGCTAGTGCAGAAAACGAAAACGCCCCGCAAGACGAGGGCAAGACCAAAAAGTCTGCTGAAGAAAATACTGAGCAGCCTCCGGTCAAGGGTGAGGAAGATCAATCTTGGGAACATCGCTATAAGTCGATGAAGGGTCGCTACGACCGCGCCGAAGCTCAGCTTCGCCAGATGAGCGACCAGATCACCAGCTTGCAGAACGTGATTGCAACTATGCAAGTCACGGCTCCGGTTGGTCAGTCTAATTCAGAGATGGCAGCAGAACGTCTTATTACCGCCGAAGAGGAGAACGACTACGGGTCGGAGTTCCTTACCGTGGTGGGTAAGAAGGCGAAGGAAGAACTGTTGCCTATCGTCAAAGGATACGAGGCAAAGATCGCCGAGCTTGAGGAGCGTCTCAAGAATGTTGGCGGTTACGTGCAGCAAGATGCTCGTGCCCGTATGGAAACAATGCTTGACGACCGTGTCCCCACTTGGCGGGATATCAACTTCGATCCTAACTTTATTTCGTGGTTGAAGTTGCCAGATCCCTATTCTGGTGTTATTCGTCATGAGATGCTGAAAGCAGCATACGAGCGGAACGATGCCCCTCGTGTTGCGGCTTTCTTCAACGGCTTCCTCGCTGAAGAGGCTGCTACGGACCCCGCAAGGGAAGAGACAGGCCGGACAGAAGCTCCCGCCAAACCGTCTCTGGAACGCTTTGCGGCACCGGGCAGAGCCAAGACTGCAGCGGCCTCTGGTGCCCCTGCTGAGAAGCCCATCTTCACCCGCGCCCAAATCGCTAAGTTCTATGCCGAAAGCGCCGCCGGAAAGTTCCGGGGAAAAGAGGCAGAGAAGGACCGCATTGAAGCCCAAATCTTCGAGGCGGAGCGAGAAGGACGCATCAGGTAATCTTCTCTCTTGGGAGCCTAACAAATGGCATTTCCTGTTGCAGGAGCGGGTACTACCCCTCCGATCTACCCCACCGGCTCGTCTGGTAACAATCTCTCCGGCACTGGTTTCATTCCTGAAATCTGGTCGGGCAAGCTCGTCGAAAAGTTCTACGCCTCGACCGTCTTGGCTGCGATCTCGAACACCGACTACGAAGGTGAGATCAAGAACCAAGGCGACAAGGTCAAGATCCGCACCAAGCCGACGATCACCATCTCGGACTACCGTGCTGACGGTCTCCTCTCGCTGCAGCGCCCGACGGGCAACGTGGTCGAGTTGAACATCGACAACGGCAAGTACTTCAACACAATCCTCGACGACGTCATGGACGTTCAGTCGGACCTCAACCTTCTCAGCATGTGGTCGGATGACGCTGCTGAGCAGATGAAGATCACGATTGATACGGCTGTGCTCGCTGGCATCCTTGGTCAGGCTAACAGCTACAACAAGGGCGCAACCGCTGGTAAGATCTCTGGCAACATCAACCTCGGCGTGACGGGCACCCCGCTCTCCACGACCGCGATTGCTGCTGCTGGCAAGGTCGACATCCTCTCCGTCATTCTCCGTCTCGGCCAGTGCCTTGACGAGCAGAACATCCCGGAGACGGGCCGTTGGGTCGTCCTCCCGACTTGGGCTGCTACGCTCATCAAGCAGTCGGAACTTCGTCAGGCTTACCTGTCGGGTGACGGCGTCTCGATCCTGCGTAACGGTCGCCTCGGCATGGTTGATCGCTTCACCCTGTACACCTCCAACCTGCTCCCCACGGGCGTGGCTGGCGGTCTCGCTGCTGGTGAAACGGCCATCTACGCTGGTCATGCCCACGGCTTGACCTTCGCTTCTCAGGTCTCCAAGGTCGAAACGCTCCGTTCGGAGCAGACCTTCGGCACGATCCTGCGCGGCCTGCAGGTCTATGGCTACAAGGTCATCGACGGCTCCGCGATTGCTCAGGCAATCGTGACCCCCGGCTAATAGAAATGGAGCCCCCTTAACCGGGGGCTCCTATTCTTCCTTGGGGGATTATGATGGCGCTTGATACTGTCGCAGACTACGTTCGAAACGCTCGCGTCCTCTTGCAGGATACGATCCCGGACTACCGCTATTCTGACAGTGAGCTTGTCGAGAATATGAACCTCGGCTTGCTTGAAATTCGTCGTCTGCGCCCGGAACTTATGCGTTCCTACTTTCGTTCGACCATCCCGACATATACGACAACAAATATGTCGACGACATCCGTTGCAATGGACCCGATGTACCGTGTGTCCTTGCTCTACTACATTTGCGGTCAAGCTCAGCTTCGCGATGACGAGAACACCCAAGACGCTCGTGCGTCTGTGTTCCTCAATAAGTTCGTGGCGCAGATGCTGACTATCCAGTCGTGAGGGGTCCATGTCCGCTGATCTTAACCGACTGATGGATAACCTTCGCGTTCGGTTGCCGGGGGCAACTGACGAAGCGTTGAAGCTCGAATATTTCACCACGATGGATTTGTTCTTTCAGAACACAAACATCTGGACGGAAGATATCGACTTCGCTGTCACACCTGACAATAAAACTTATTACGTAACCCCATCTGGTGTTGCGACCATCGTACGCTTGATGGGCGTTGTTAACTCTGATGGTGTTCCTGTCGCGGCTTTGATGAAAGTGCCCGGCGAAATCACGCTTGTAAGATCTCCTAACCAAGCGGATACCTACACCCTTCAGTTAGCACTTACTGTAACAGATCCTGTCACGCGAGATGGCTATCCAGAGTATCCAGACTGGATCATTACAAAGTATGGCGCAAACATCTTGGATGGCGTTCTTGGGCGAATGATGTCCCAGATTGCTAAACCGTATTCCAACGAGCGTATGGCAATCTACCATCTGCGTAGGTTTGGCACCTGCATTACAACTGCAAAAGTTGAAGCGCAGCATAGAAACGTATATCGTGGGCAGAGTTGGAGGTTCCCTCAAACTTTTGCTCGTCGTAGGGCTAGGGCTTGGTAGCCTGCTTAGCGTTCGTAGCTAACTGGAGAATATAAGATGGCTTCGTACAACAAGTTTCAGGTCTTTACCAAAGACCTTATTGAGGGGAAGCACAACTTCGCTTCAAACACGTTTAAGATCATGCTCACCAACACCGCGCCCGTTAACACGAACGGAGTCAAAGCAGATCTCACTGAAATCAGCGCGGGCAACGGCTATACGGCTGGTGGCACTGCAACGACGATTACCTCTTCTACTTCGGCTGGTACTGCTAAGGTGACAGGTACTGACGTCGTGTTTACCGCCGCTGGTGGTTCGATTGGCCCGCTGCGCTACGCCGTTTTGTACAACGACACGCAGACCAGCCCCGCTAAGCCGCTCATTGCTTGGTGGGACTACGGTTCTTCCATCACTCTTAATGACACCGAAACGCTGACCGTAGACTTTGATAATACCAACGGCATCTTCACGGTGGCCTAATCGGAAGGTGACAAGAGATGGCAATCTCGCTCAAGCACGCATTTACGTCCCCGAAAGCGGACGGAACCGATAGTACGCTTGTTCAGCCTTCTAATTGGAACGCTGAGCATACGATTACTCTCGCTGCTGGTAAGGTGCTTGGGCGTGATACGTCTGGCGCTGGAGCAGTTCAAGAATTGCCATTGGCGTTTGATACGTCTGGTAACGCTGCACTCTC